GCAACGGAAACACTGCTATTCCACAACCACTTTCAATCACAACAACGCAAAAGTCTAGTAATGGTGGAGATATAGAATCTGTAGATTCTATTAAATATTTCGCTCCAAGAATATATTCGGCACAGAATAGAGCAGTTACTGGAAGAGATTATGAATCTATTATAAAAACAATATATTCTGATACAGATTCTGTATCTGTTGTTGGTGGAGAAGAATTAGATCCTCCAGAGTTTGGAACTGTGCAAATTTCAATTAAACCAAAAAATGGTTTTCTGATATCAGATTTTAATAAAACAAGGATTTTATCAAAATTAAAACAATATTCAATTTCTGGTATTAATCAGAAAATTGTAGATTTGAAACTTTTATATATTGAACTAGATTCATTTGTTTATTATAATGATTCTATGGTAACAACACCAAATGATTTAAAAACAAAAATAATAAATTCACTTACAAATTATTCAAAATCCACTGATTTAAATAAATTTGGAGGTAGATTTAGATACAGTAAAGTTCTCAGAACAATTGATAGTACTGATACATCAATCACATCAAACATTACAAGGGTAAAGATACGAAGAAATCTATTTGCATTATTAAATCAATTTGCACAGTATGAACTATGTTTTGGAAATCAATTCCATGTTTCTGAGGAGGGTAAGAACATAAAATCCACCGGATTTAGAGTCTCGGGTGAAAGTGATATTGTTTATCTTACCGATATACCAAATCCAGATAAAAAAACTGGAATTGTTTCTATCGTCAAAAATTTGCCAGATGGAACTGTGAGAGTTATTGCTAAATCTGCAGGAACGATTGATTATATAAAAGGTGAAATAAATCTTGGAACTGTAAATATAATATCAACTGCAAAACCAAATAACGTTATAGAAATACAAGCCTTCCCAGAATCTAATGACGTTGTTGGATTGAGGGATCTTTATTTGAATTTTGATCTTTCAAAAACTGAAATAAATATGATTAAAGATGTTATTTCATCTGGAGATGAAATATCTGGCACTGTCTTTAGTAGAGATTTCTACACATCAAGTTATTCTAACGGAAGTTTAATCAGAGAGTAATATGATACAAACTGGAATTGAATCTAGAGTTAAGATTCAGAATATAATTTCAAACCAATTACCAGAATATGTCTTGGACGAAAGTCCAAAGACTGCTGATTTTTTAAAGCAATATTATATCTCTCAAGAGTATCAGGGAGGTCCGGTTGATGTCGTAGAAAATTTAGATCAATATCTAAAAGTGGATAATCTCACTCCAGAGGTTATTGTAGGATCAACAACGTTATCTGGAGATATTACTACATCTAGTGATATTATCTCAGTTTCTAGTACAAAAGGATTTCCAAATCAATATGGTCTATTAAAGATTGATGATGAAGTCATTACATATACTGGACTTACTACAAATACCTTTACTGGATGCGTTCGTGGATTTAGTGGTATCACTAGTTACCATCAAAATTTAAACGAAGAGGAACTAGTATTTTCTACGTCAACTGCAGCATCTCATAGTACCAGTGTAACTGTACAAAATTTAAGTTCACTATTTTTAAAAGAGTTTTATAAAAAAATTAAATTCACATATACTCCTGGATTTGAAGATAGAGTTTTTGATTCAAAAATTAATGCAGGAAATTTTATAAAAGAATCTAGATCTTTTTATGAATCAAAAGGAACAGATGATTCGTTCAGAATTTTATTTAATGTTCTGTATGGAGAAATTCCCAAATTAATTAATCTTGAAGATTATTTAATAAAACCTTCAGATGCCGAATTTGTTAGAAGAGAAATATGTGTAGCTGAAGTAATAAGTGGAGATCCCACAAAAATAGTTGGACAAACTTTAACTAAAACTACAGATCCTGAAACAAATGCTTCAATATCTTCAGTTGAGGCATTTACAAGAAATCAAAAACAATATTTTAAAATAGGGTTATTTGTTGGATATGGGGATAATAGTAATGTTAAAGGTAATTTTAAAATTACTCCCAGCTCCAAAGTTCTTGAAAATGTAGATGTAGGATCATCAATAATATCAGTAGACTCTACAATTGGATTTGAACAGACAGGAAAGATATATTCTGGCAATAATACAATCACCTATACTGACAAAAGTGTAAATCAATTTTTGGGATGCTCGGGAATTACTGAAAATATTTCTGCAACTAATAATGTATTTTCTGATGATACTTATTTTGCATATGAAGATGGTAATATTCAAAACAAAGTAGTCCTCAGATTAACGGGGGTATTGTCCAATTTTATTCAAAGATCAAAAAACATCTCTGTTAATGAAGGACAAATTATATCAGTTAAAAACATTGGCACTTTAATCAAAAATCCATCAGAAAATAAAACATACAAAGAAATATTTGCAAATTCTTGGATTTATAATACTAGTTCTTCTGTGAATGTTTTCAAATTTGATGGTGCAACAGTCACATTAAAAACATCAGTTGATAGATCTCAATTTAAAAAGGGTGACCTTGTAGAATTTATTGATGTTTTAACTAATGACGTTATATATCCAACATCATCTTCAGATTTACCTTATATTAGTTCTGATATACCTCCAGATTCTAAATCGATAACTATAGCAAACCTGAGTTCTTTTTCTCCAGACTCAAGTTCAAATTACAAGATGAGAAGAAAAATTAATAAGTCTAGAAGCAACTTTGTTAATTTTAAATATGGAAATAATACAATTATCTCAGATGTTCAAAATATATATTTTGATAATGATGATTTTGTATATGTAGCTTCAAATTCATTACCTTCTTGGGGAAGTGGATTGCCCAATGATTCTTACGTTTATGAAATAACCAGAAAATTAAATTCTGCAACAATTTCAGCAAATGCCGGAAGTCTTGAAGATCTTGACCCCTCAACAGGTCTCTATACATCAATTTTATTTGATGATGATGTTCCTTTCATAACAGGAGAAAGAGTTGAATACAAGGCATCTGGAGCACCTCTCACAAAGTTGTCAGAGGGATCTTACTATGTAAAAGTTTCATCAACTAATCCTAAAAAGATAAAACTTTTTACATCTTCAAGTTTTTTAAGTTTAGATTCAAATAGTGTTCAATTCGAATCTTCAACCACTCCTTTAGAAACTCATAGTTTTATTTTATATTCGCAAAAGTCTGAAACAATAAATCCACAAAAAGTTTTAAAGAAATTTTCATTAAACCCAAATATTAAAAATGGTATTGGAGAAATAACAAATCCAGGAAAAACTGGAATGTTAATTAATGGTGTTGAAATATTAAATTACAAAACTTTCGACAAAATTTATTTTGGACCTCTTGAAAAAGTTAATATTTTAAATGCAGGATCTGATTTTGATGTTATTAGTCCTCCGTTTATTGAAGTTTCTACAGGAATTGGAACAACTGCATTAGTTCAACCAGTAATTACTGGAACAATTGAAGAGGTTTTTATTGATAATCAAGATTTTGATATCAAAGAAGTTTTATCGATTAATGTTACAGGAGGAAATGGATCTGGAGGATCATTTCAACCTATACTCAATCTTAGAAGGAGAGAAGTATTATTTGATGCAAGAAGAACAACTGATGGTGGAGGTATAAGTACAACTAGTTCACAGATTACATTTTTAACTAATCATAATTTTGTTGATGGTGAAGAAATTACTTATAAAAATAATGGAAATAGTGATATTACTGTAGGACTAGGATTATCCACATTAATTGATAATTCAAATTATTTTGCAAAAGTAGATAATAATACAACCATTAAATTATTCAACACATTATCTGATTTACAATCAGGAATCAATACTATTTCCTATGAATCATCATCTTTAACAGGAATACAAAAATTTGTAAATTTGAATCCGAAAAATACAATTTCTGAAATAAAAGTTTTAGATGGAGGAAAATTTACAAATAGAAAATTATTAGTCAAACCATCTGGAATTTCTACATCTAATAATTTAATTAATTTTACTAATCATGGATTTTCTGATGGTGAAATTGTTGAATATTCATCCACAGGAACGATTATATCTGGATTAACAACAACTAATCAATATTATGTCTTAAAAAATGACGATAACTCTTTCAGAGTATCTAATGCTGGTATTGGAGGAACAATTAATACAAATTATGAGCAAAATAAATTTGTAAACTTAACATCTGTAGGGACAGGATTCCATCAGTTTAAATATCCTGATATACAAGTATCAGTTGAATTTACATCTGTTGGATTGGGAACAACAACACAATCTCAATCCATAGTTGCTACACCAATCATCAAAGGAAGTCTTGAGCAAATATATCTTTACGAAGAAGGGACAAAATATGGGTCAAACATTCTAAATCTTGAGAAAAAACCATCCTTTACTTTTAAATCTGGTAAAGATGCTAGTTTGAAACCAATTATTGTAAATGGATCTATAGATGAAATTAATTTGCAATTTGGAGGATCTGAATATTTTTCAATTCCAAATCTAGTAGTTTTTGATCCTACAGGATCTGGATCTGGTGCAAAATTAAGAGCAGTAATTGTTAATGAAAAAATCAGTGAAGTAAAAATACTTAACGCAGGGATAGGATATTCTACATCAAGTTCAATTCAAGTTATTCCTGCTGGAAGGGGAGCTATTTTAGATTCATCTATAAGATCACTTACAGTAAATCAGGTTGAAAAATTATCCACACAACAAAACGAAATATTAAGTGATGAAGATGGTGAATTAACATATTCAGTATCTGGTTATTTTGATACATTAAGAAATTCATTTAATGATATTACTAAATCACCACAAGATCCATCAGGTATTATTGGGTGGGCATATGATGGAAATCCAATTTATGGTTCCTATGCAATTACAGACCCCACAAATATTAACTCCGGAATCAAAACAATAACTTCTAGTTATGTTAAAGATTCATCTAATATTGAAGATAGACCATCCATAACAGAATTTCCTCTTGGATTTTTTGTTGAGGACTATGTGTACGATAGTCAAAATGGAGATCTTGATAGAAATAATGGAAGATTTGCAAAAACATTAGATTTTCCAAATGGAGTATATGCATACCATGCCACAATTGATAATAACGGAATTCCACAATTTCCATATTTCATTGGAAACTCTTTCAGATCAAATACTATTGAGCAAAATAAAACATTAAATCAAAAATTTGATTTTAATAATTCATCTCTTTCTAGAAATACTTTACCATATAAAATTTCAGAATTAAATGCAGATAATGATTTTATTATTGAAAGTAATGAAATTAAAAGACAAAAAGTTTCTATTGAATCTGTTGAACAAGGATCCGTATCTTTCATACAAATTATAAATTCTGGAGAAGATTACAAAGTAAACGATACTTTAGTTTTTGATAATACTGATACAAGTGGTGGAGGAATTTCTGCTAATATCTCTTCTTTGGAAGGTAAAAATATCACTGACATTAATACCTCTAATGAATTATATACTGACGTATTATTCACCTGGAGAAACGATGGACGAGTAGAAGCTACCATATCACCCTTCCATACACTATCTGATAATGACTATGTTACAATATCCGGATTCAGTACTTCTAAACTTACTGAGTTAAATGATTATTTTCAAATTAATGTCCCAACTATTCCAAATTCAGGACTAACAACAGAAATTACATCTTCTGGTGCAGGAACAACTGAAATTTACGTAACTCAAATACCACCTGGAGTTTCAGTTGGTAGTAGTATTGGTATTGGAACAGAAACTTTAGAAATATTGAATGTATATCAAAATAAGAATGTTTTTAGAGTTAAAAGGGGTGATTCTGGAATTGCACATACTGTTGGAACGGCAGTATCTTTTAAAACGAAATCATTTACAATAGATAAAAAACTTGATTATTTTGATTCAAAACCCAATGATAGAGTTTACTTTAATCCAAGAGAGTCTGTTGGAGTCGGTACAACTTCAGGTGTTGGATATTCAACATCATTTGCATTTGGAAATGAAACAATTACAGGATCTATTCCTACACGAAGAATCAGTTTAGAAGACCATCCCTTTCAAACTAATCAAAAACTTACCTTCAATTTAAATGGAAATAACGTTATTTCTATTTCGACTTCACCAGACGGAACACCATTTGATTTGCCACAAACTGTTTTTGCTGTAAATAAGTCACCGAGTACAATTGGTATAAAAACTACTCGAACTTCTGAAGAAATTTATTTTGTAAATAATGGTTCTGATAGTGATGAATATTATTTTGAAAGTAATTTTGAGCAACAGACTGCAAAAGTTGACAAAATTATAACTACTGTTTCAGTATCAACTGCACATGGATTGAATATTGGAGATCAAATTTCATTAAATGTAAAACCAAATCTCTCTGTTGGTATTGGAACTTCTACCAGTGTAAGAGTAAATAGAAATTCTCTAACAGGAAATATTCAAATTAATCCTATAGGATTCTCTTCTTTAGGAGTAAATTCATCCACAAATGAAATTACAATCACTTCTCATAAGTTGAATACTGGGGATAAAATTTATTATGATGCAGATGATATTATCTCTGGTCTAGAAACCGGTTCATATTATGTCTACAAAGTTAATTCTGACATTATAAAATTAAGTGAAACATTAATAAATTCTACTAATAATCCCCCAACAGTTGTGAGTTTTGCATCTACTGGAGGTGAATCTCAAAATATTTCTAGAATTAACCCTAGAATAGAATCGATAAAAAATAATAATTTAGTATTTGATTTATCAGATTCTTCTTTGTCTGGATATTCATTTAAAGTATTTTACGATCAAGATTATAATAATGAATTTGTTTCTACTGGATCGACAAGTGTCTTCAACTTAGAAAGTTCTGGAACAGTAGGATCTTCTAATGCAACATTTACAATAAAAAATAATTCTGGATTACCAAGAAAACTTTACTACTCTTTAGAAAAATCTGGATTTATTAGTTCTTCGGATAAAGAGGTAAAAAATTATTCAGAAATTTTATTTGTGGATAGTTTATATAATCAAACATATACTACTTCTGACGTAACATTAAATACATTTAAAATTTCTTTACAAAAATCTCCAGAAAAATTATCATATGCATCTACAGAGTGTGACAAATTAGAGTATACTACCACATCATTGAGTGCGTCTGGTCCTGCAAATAAAGTGCATTTATTATCTGGAGGTTCTGGATATAAAAAATTACCTTCTCTTTTAAACGTAACTTCAACAGCAGGTAAGAATTTATTTGTTTCTCTTGACTCTAATGATATTGGTTCAATTAAGAGTACCAGAATTATTAATGAAGGATTTGAATATTCTTCAGATAAAACTTTGCAACCAGAAGCTTTTATATCACCCAAAATTAAATTAAAAGATTCAAATACTATTGGATTTTCAACTATAATTAATGGTGGATCTGGATATATTTCTGCACCTCAAATAGTTGTTATTAATAATAGTAATAGAGAAGCATTAAATAACGGACTAATTACTCCAATACTAACCGCAAATTCAATTACAGAATTGAAAATTGATGTTTCTCCAAAAGGCATATCCGATCAATCTGCAGAAATTTTTACAATCAATAATACTAACGGAATCAGTATAAAACAAGTTCAATCATCAAATACTGGTATTTTTACGTGCGTTTTAACCACACCTACCGCAGGATTTTCTACAGACGTTTTTGCAATAAATGATGATGTTTTTGTTGAAGGAATTGAAAAGTTTG